ATGCGCAACATAGGTTACATTACTTTCATGCGACCCACCCACCGACCGCTGTTCGTGTTGCGCTCCTTCGCCCGCTTCGTGCCCGCCGTCGTCCGCTCCGGCATGGTCAGCGCGGAGGGCGGCCCGCGCGCGGCCCTCGCCCTCGCGCCCAACCTTGCCCGCTACTGGTTCACCACCGCCCGCGAAATCGAGCAGGGCGCTGCCGCCGTCCCGGACCGCCTCGCGCTCATCGACGACGCTGGCGCCCTCACCTACCGCCAACTCCGCGACGACGCCCGCGCGCTCGCCAGGTGGCTCATCGCGCTGCAGGAGGAACGCGGCCTCGACGAGCTGCGCATCGGCGTCATGGCCCGCAACGGCCGCGGCATCGTCCTCCCCCTCAGCGCGAAGGGCTACGCCGGCGGGCACATCTTCCTGCTCAACATCGGCTCCTCCAGCGAGCAACTGCGCGGCATCATCGCCGAAAACCGCATCGACGTCCTCTTCGTCGACGACGAGTTCGCCGACCGTATCCCCGACACAGGCGCCACCGTCGTCCGCGCGTTCGAGGACAACGGCACCGGGCTTTCGCTGCGCGAGATTGTGAACCGGAGGGACGTCGATACGCAACTGCCCCGGTGGCCGAAGCACGGCAACCTCGTGCTCATGAGCTCCGGCACCACCGGCATCCCGAAGGGCATCGTGCGGCCCGAGCCCAAGCTGCCGTTCGTCGTCGCGGGCTACCTCGAGGCGATCCCGTGGCGCGCGGGCGACACGGTGCAGCTCACGGCGTCGATCTTCCACACGTGGGGCTGGTCCGCGCTGCAGGTGGCGCTGGCGACGCGCTCGACGATTGTCACCCGCCGCGTCTTCGACCCCGACGCGTGCTTCCGGCAGATCGAGGCGTTCCGTTGCGACGGGCTGATCTCCTCGCCGATCTTCTTCAAGCAGATGCTCGACCTCGACGAGGACTACGACACCTCCTCGCTGCGCTACCTCGCCACCGCCGGCAACGCCGTCACGCCCGCGCTGCTGCGGCGCACCACCGAGCGTTTCGGCCCGATCCTGGCGAACATCTACGGCTCGACCGAGCTCGCGCTCGCCGCCGCCGCCTCGCCCGCGCAGATGCAGGCCGACCCCACCACCGTGGGCAAGGTCCCGCCCGGCACGGTGCTCAAGCTTTACGACGACCAAGGGCACGAAGTCCCCACCGGCGAAACCGGGCGCATCTTCCTGCACAACGAGACGGCGCTGCGCGGCTACACCAACCCCGACACGCCGATGGTGGAGATCGACGGGCTCATCGAGATGGGCGACCTCGGCTACTTCGACGCGGACGGGTTCCTCCACGTGCAGTCGCGCAACGACGACATGATCATCGTCGGCGGGGAGAACGTGCACCCGCAGTCCGTGGTCGAGGTGCTCGACGACATGCCCGGTGTCGCCGAGGTGTACGCGCACGGTGTGGACGACGACGCGATGTTCAAGCGCATCGCCGTGTGGATCGTGCGCTCGGAGGGGCACCCCGAGGTCACCGAGGATGGCGTGCGCGAGTGGGTGCGTTCGCGCCTCGCCGACCACTCGATTCCGCGGGACGTGCACTTCGTCGATACGCTGCCGCGCAACGCGGTGGGCAAGGTCGTGCCGAGGTTCCTGCCCGGGCTTGGACAAAAAAATTGAGCCACCTGCGAGAATCGAACTCGCGACCTTCTCATTACGAGATCTGTGCTTTAGAGCGTTGACCAGCACCGTTAGTGGTCGTGCTCGGTGTGTGCTCGGTGCGGGGTTCTAAACGTTCTGTTTTTGAGACGCAAGAAGACCCCCGCCCGGCGCGATGGCGGGGCGGGGGTCTGGGTGGGTTACTTGGGCGGGTTTCTGGCTCGCGGCGGCGTGTCGACGAGCGCTTGCCAGGTGTCGATGTCGGGGGCGGGCGGCGCCGCGATGGTGTCGGGCGATGCCTGATGCTCTAGTGTCTCTGCGATCCAGGCGAGCGCGCGGCGAAGTGCGTCGCGGAGATCGCCGGCATGGGACTGGACAGCGTGCAGCTCGGCGCGGGTCTCGCGGAGCGCCGCTTCGACGGCGTCGAGGCGTCCTTCCAGTCGGTCAATGCGCGACGCCTGCCCGGTGATGAGCGCTTCAGACGCGGACTGGCGGGTCTCGTCGCGCTTGCCGAGGAAGCCAATGATGGCGCCGGCGACACCAGCGATACCGGCGATGATGCCGACGACGATTTCAGTGGCCATAGGGCACCACCCGCTTCACGCGCGCGCGCTCGCGGGCAATCATCCATGTGGAAAACAGGGCGTTGACCAGAAGCATGGCGTAGTTTTTGCCGGATACCCAGCCGCGGGGCTCGTCGACGAAGAACGCGACCGACCAGATGACGAGCTCGGCAGTGACGATCATCATGCCGATGATGCGCAGCCAGCTTGCCCAGTCCGTTGCCCGATCGGACGCTCTGGACGGCACGAGCACACCCAGGAGGAGCGCGACGGCGGCGACGGCCCACAACAACCACACTGGAGTGGCGATCGCACCGTCGACAGCTTCGAGCTGCTTCGGCACGAGGTGGACGTACGCAACGGCGGTGGCCGCCGCCCAGGCCGCCCATGCGACCGCGAGCAGCCGCGGCAGGTAGCGCTCGACGTACCCGCTCACTTTCGCTCGCGACCATCTATTGGGCACCGTGCACCTCCTGCGGGTAGGCGGTGAACCCGTCGAGCAGGCCTCCCTCGTCCGGTGTGGTTTCGCGGGCGGGCTTCTCGACGTGCACTGCCGCCATCCCGCCGCCGATCAGCGCTCCGAGGGAGACAATTTGGGCGAGCCAGTTGTCCACGTCGGCAGGCTCAACCAGGCCGAGCGCGGTGGCGATGAGGCCGCCGATTGCGACGACGACGTAGAGGCACAGCCGCAGCCACCACGGCGTGCCCACAACGTTGCGGGCGTTTTGCATGCGGTGGGTCATGGTCTACTTCCTTCCCTTGAAGATGCGGCTGAATGCCGCGGCAAGCGTGGGCAGCATGTTGCGGTGGATATCCTCGATCTTGCGGTCGAGGTTCAGGATGTAGCCCACAAGCGTTTCTTTGTGGACGTCGGCAGGCGTGATCTTCCCCTGCTCGAGCAGATCTAGGTCGTAGCGGGAGTCGAAGCGGTGCGTCATCTCGTGGTGAATGCGGGTGACCTTTTCGTACAGGTCGCGCTGCTGGTCGTCGGTAAGTGCCATGAGCATGCCTCCTTGGGGCTGAGTGATGCGGGTGGAGCCGGACGACGGGGCCGGCACCTTGGTCTTGGAGTAGGCGTAGCCCTTCGGCGGGATCAGCGAGCACAGCTGCTCGAAGTCGATCCAGTAGCCGTAGGGGGCGAATCCACTGTCGGCGATCCACACCCGCCGGCGGCCGTCCGCGTCCTGGGCGACGCCCATCGCGGCGACGTAGTGGGACACCCACCCGCCGGCATACGCCGGGGAGATCGTCGACGGCGCCACCGCGCGCGGGTAGTTCGACGGCGGCGCGACGATATTGGCGACCACGCCGTGGCCCGCGGTGATGGAATCCACGAGGTGCTGCCACAGCCGTTCCTTCTCCTCGCGGCTCGGCGGGTCGTTCGGCATTTCGACGTGGACGTACTCGGCGCCGTCGATGTAGTCGTTGAGCACCGCGGGGAAGGAGCCGATCCAGTCGGTGCCGTTGAGGGTGGTGCCGAGGCGACGGGCGAGCTCCGACTCCTCGATCAGCTTGCCGGTGGAGAAGATGACGGTCTGCGCGCTGGCGGGGCCGCACCAGTAGCCGGTTTCCTGGGTGATCTGGGTGCGCGGGTAGGGCAGCACCTTCTCGAACGTCACGGGCACCTCCTTTGGCTTGGTTGTGGCTGGTGGTGGGTTGAAGATGGCGGCAAGTTCGGCGCGGGCGCCGCAGAAAGCGTTGACGTCGACCGGGTGGTGGCCGGCGACGATTCCGTTGGAGCCGAACTGGAGAATGGCCGGTCGGCGGTCGCCTAACGGATATGACCAGCCGCGGTGCCCGTCGCCGCTGTCCCGGTCGTAGGTCGCCCGCGGGGTGCCGGTGCGGTTGTGTCCGTAGTTTGACACCCACAGATTCCCCAGCCCCGCCATCGACGGTTCACCGCCGGGCATGAGCTCCCAGTACCACGCGCCGGAGTAGATGCCGGCGACGTAGTACCCGCGGCGCTCCAGCTCGTGCTTTGCCGCGTGAACGTCGGCCGCGGTGAGCAGTTTCCGCCCGGCGCGATCGACGGATTCGACGTCGATCCAGACGGAGAGGTCGCGGCGTCCGCCCATCTGCTGGTCGATGACGTCGACTTGCTGCGCGATCGAGGTTCCCTCCGATGGTGCGCGGAGGTACCAGTAGGTGGAGACGAGCAGGCCGTTGCGCTCCGCGTCGTACAGGTGGGAGCCGAACGTCCTATCTCGGTAGGTGCCATCGCAGAGCCGCAGAATGACGAACTCGATGCCCTCCTGCTTGGCACGGGTGAGCGACAGGCCGTCCTGGTGCTCGGATATATCAATGCCGAAGATGGTCACGGTGGCCTCCTTTGTTTTTGGGCATGAGAAAAGCCCCGCGGTTGCGGGGCTTAGCTGGCGGGTTGAGCGAATGCAATGTCTCGAAGCGTCAACAGGGTGATCTTCCCTTCATCACGTTTCCTTGCCAGCCAACGCAAAAAGTCCTTGACCTCATCGACACCTACTTTGCCTTCCCCACCGAGCACTTCGGGATGGAAACTCACCATCGTCCCCCACCCCGCGGGAGTGGCCTTCTTGGCGTCCGGTGACGGGGTTAATACGCGGTCCGAATTCAGACGCAAGGTTGAACGTGCCACGTTTGAGCGGTAAAAACACGATGTCCTCCTGCTTAGGTAGCGACCATGCCGCGGTTGCGGATGAACTCGGCGAGTTTTTTCGCGATAGCAGCGTGGGCTGGCTTGTCAACGTGAACGACTTCGCCAGCTGGGTAGAGCGAGCGAGGGGCAAACCCATTCGCAACGTCCTCCCGGTCGCCGTCGGTGATCGTCAGTCCCGCCATTTGCATTGCGCCAGCATCGCCAAGGTCCTTGAGGAATCCGAAGTTGTCGAAGAATTGCCGGGGGTACGCTGCCTTTAAACGGGCATTGATCTCGGTGACAACATCTAAGCTGTACTTTTTCCCGTAGTGTGGAGTGATGGACATGACGATGATGTCGTGTGCTCGATTTGGTCTGGAATCTACAATCTGCCCAATCCCAGCCACCACATGATCAATCATTTCTGGATGCGGACCCCTAGTGCCGCCTGTGTTGTTGATGCCGATGTGGAGAATCGTCGGGCACGATCCGTATGTAATCGAGAGACCGGACTGCCACTCAATCCACCCGTCCCCCACAGTCAAAGGCATCCCGTTCAACGCTTTGTCTTTTCCACGCCTCAACGTCCACGCACCAGTCACGCCATTCTGCTCGAGGAATACTCGAGCTCCTGCGCAGAATCCTTCTGCAGAGAACCACCGAGGCGATCTAATTGCCGGTGACCAGTTCAGTGTCACCTCGACGCTCTCGCCCTCACCGGGGATTATTCCACCCTTGATTTTGAGGAATGTCCGGCGCGCACCTACCGCGAGGGCGGTCTCATCTACAACCGCACCTCCCTTACCCGCATTCTTTACCGCTACCCCGAGTTCCTGTGCGAGTCTGTCTGCCCACGCTGCACCGTCGGTCCACAGAACATTGTTCGCTCCGCCTTCCACCCATGAGTCGCCTATAGCCAGCACCGCTGTTCGGTTCGTCGCCGAGAGATCGGTAGTGTCACGCCGCTGCCACTGCGACCAAGTACTCTTTCCGTACACCTTGGTACGGATAAACTGCTCTCCCGTCTGACGGAAAATGTACGTTGCAGTTTGGATCGCCTGCTTAGTATTCGAGTTTTCCTCGTGGCGGATCATATGAGGTGCTGCGTCAAGTGGAGGTTGGTATCCGCGAGCGGCTGCATAGCGTAAGTTTCCCCAATCGGTCACCATCCACACACCGTTATCCGCACCCGTTAAGTCATTTGGAGTCTTTCCCGCTGCCGCTATATCCCCCCGAAAGTCCAAGGCGTTTCCGGTTCCAAACGCATTGAACCGGCCCCACGGTCCCCATGGTTTGTTATATTCTCTGGACCTCTTGTACAGCGTTGCCTTACCGTCGGCTGTGTAAGCAATCTGAACAGAGCCTGACGCGCCCGACAAGCTCCTATCCATGTGCATGAGGAAATGCGGTGTCATGTCCGCGGGCGGGTTATACCCTAGGTTTTTCAGAACGGTGATGCTACTCCAATCTGGAATGTCCCAAATCCCCTGCCGGCCTTGCCCACTTTCCCACTGCTCCGGGGATTCTCCTTGCGGCGGCTTGCCACGATTCCACGTCAAGCTCGCTTTTACAGCTTCTTCCCGAAGCGCCAGAAGGGCCTTGCGCTTAGCTTCCTCTATCGCCATGCCAGCGGCTTGCATCCCCTCCAAGAGATCCGCGAGCATTGCAGAGTTCGGCAGCGCGTTGACCACTGCTTCCCATAGTGTAGTCATGCCAGTAGCAGCGACGAACCGAATGCTGTCGGTCCAGCCGTCGCCTTCCAGGTACAGCCATCCGACCCCAGCCACAACATTAAGGGTGATTCGCCCATCGTTAGGCACGTCGACCACTGCGGGCTGAGAAGTGATGATGTCAACGTCGGGCCCAGGGCGGTACGCTGGTGCTTTCACCGTGACCTTGGTTACGGATTCAATGCTCCGGTCTGTGACATCGGAAAGTCGGCCGGATAGCGTGATAGTGGTTGCCACAATTGTTCTCCATTCATGCGAGAAGCCCACCTGACGCGTGCCGGTGGGCTGAAAGTTCGTGTGTCGTTAGGCGCTACAGCGGGAGGAGGGTGATGGTCACGGACGCGGGGGTGGTGTTGTCGAGAGTGACCCAGAATTGAAGCCAGTGCTCGGAGGTGATCGTGGCGGTGGCGAACGTTCGCCCTTGCGTGCCTACGAGGTAGTCGGTTGGCTCCCCGTTTTTTGCTATGCGCAGATTTGAGGTTGCTGCTACGCCTGTGGCCTCGACCAGTACGAGGTATTTGCCCGCAGGTGGGTACGCTGCCGTCGATGTGGAGCGTGTGCCTGGCGGTGCTTTGAATTGCACCCACCCGTTCGATGTGCGCGACCCGGTGAGCACAATAGGGGTTAGTCGCTGAATGTTCGCTACTGCCTGGTCAACGTAGCGTGTGGTCGCCACATCATCCGGCACAACGGGTCGCTCCTCCAATTTTTTCACCCGAGCTGCGAGCTCCCCCGCACTCGTATTCGCCGATTGCGCAGTCGCGTAAATCTCGGCCTGCACCTGGCCTGCTTGGGCGCCGACCTGCTCAACCGTGGCCACGAGATCTTCGGCGAGCTCCTGGCGAGTGTCCGTGACAGAGTCGTTGTCGCCGAACGGCTTAATCCCCACGCGCACCGCCCTCTGCCAGGTGGATGGCTTTGGCGCGCTGTGCGGCCTGCGCCCGCACAATCACGTCCTCGAGCTCTTGGAGGTCCATGTCCTCGAGTTGGCGGGCCGGAGCGGCGCCGGTTGGCGGGGTTTGGCGTGGCTGGTCGATGGGTATCCACTTGCCGGCAGCCCCCGGTCCGCCTGGCCCGCCGAGCGGGTCATACTTGAGCTTCGGGCCGAGGCGGAACGTGGCCTGGTACAGGCCAGCCTGTTTGAACGTGCCGACAAGCCGGCCAGTGTGCGGCACGAGCCTGATGCCGGGGGGCAGCGCACCACTGGTGAGGGTGACGGCGGTGTCGAACCCGACGCCTTCGTCTAGGTCGTCACCAACGCTGACGACCTCGCGAGCGGAGACGTCGAGTGGCCAGTCCACCGCCCACGCTAACGTCACCTCTCGCGGCTCCGGGGTCTCCAAGCGCGCCCCCAAGTCGTCAAATAGGTGACGGCACAGCTGGTTGATGGTGGTGGCGTCTAGGCCGAAGCCATAGAACACCCAGCTAAGCGGGTGCGCGCCCTCGGGCACGTCGAACGGGTAGAGCTTCATCATTTCCTCCTTAGTCGACAGTTGACGTCAATCGAGATAGGCGGCCCCGGATTGTCTCGACGTTCGAAGCGAACAGTGCCTCCGGGTCCTGCACCGGCCGCACATCCCCCACCCCGACGGTGAACCCGACCGGCTCGCCCGGCGCGGACGTCCACTCGATTGAGGAGACGTATGCGGCCCAGACTTCCCCCCAGGCGACGAAGCCGACGGTGTCGCCGAGCTGGAAGTCCCTTCCCGGCAGGTACGGGTAGGCATCGGCAATCGCGAACTCGACCGACAGGCCACCGTTTGTCTCGGTCTTGGCCTGCCAGGCCTTCTGGATGGACTCCATGCTGTTCGCCTCGCCCTGTTTGGCGATGGCGAGGTAGCCGGAGCGGCCGTGGCGGCGTTGTCGGTCGCGGTCGATATGCTCGTTGAGGTTCAGGAAATGGTCGGCTGAGAGATCCGCGAGGATGTCGCCGCCGGTGCGGATCGCTTCTGCCACGGGCGGGCCGATGCCGGGGATGAACGAGATGATGTACGCCGCAGCGCCTTTGATCGCTGCTTTCACCGTCGTGTTGACGACTTTCGGGGACTTCCCGCCGACGAGGAAGCGGGAGTCGGTCGACTTCCGCAAGGTGACCTTTGGCGCTTCGTCGCAGTCGAACACGACCCACGGCTTCTTCCCAGCCCTAGTAGGGGTCGCGGCGTCCGAGAACTCGGTGGCCGATGTGATCTGGTCTCCGGCGTCGATCTTGCGGGTGAGGGAGCGGATGCCCTGCCCGGCTAAGGTGCGCGCGCCGGACAGCATGGACACGGGACGGAAGTCCACCACCACCGTCGGCAACGTCAACGTGGTGTGGTCGGGGAACGGCTGATAGTCCCCCGGCAGCCACAACGACACGATGGGGAGGATGCCGGCGGCTTCCCATGTCGGCCGCAGCAGGTCGAACGCGTTATCCCACCGGGCGCACACCACGCTCCATTCGGACGGCAGGCCGGAGGAGATCGGCGAGCAGATGATCCGGTGCATCTCCGGCACCATTGCCCGCCACCGCTTCGGATTGTCATACCCGTCCGTCAGGGCGGTGAGGCCCGTGGCGGAGCCGTCGAAAAGCTGGTGGAACATGCCCGGTTGCTGGTAGCCGATCAGGTTGCGGCCAACCAGCTTGCGGGACACCCATTCGGCGGAGCCTTGCTGCTTGTCCTCGAACTGCATCTGCACGACCTTGGAGCGGGTCGACGGGTCCGCCCACAAGGGCAAGTGCTTGAGGTACTCGATACCGTCCAGCCCCGTCACAGTGACGGTTTCCGGGTAGTCCCTGCCACCCTCCGGGATGATGTCGAGGATCCGGTAGAAGCGGCGGAGGTTGCCGTTGTAGCCGCGGCGCTCCACCACAATCGTCACCGCATCGTGGAACACCCCGTCGGGGTCACTCGACCCGGTCTGCAGAAGCCACCGCACGAGCGGGTTCTGCACGCCCGGCGCGATCTCGCCCGGCAACACCATCTGCATGTTCGCGGTGTCCTGGTAGACCTCACCCCACGATGCGGACTGCCAATCCTCGACCTCCATGACGAACTGGAAGTCGCGGTCGAGCACGCCGACCCATTGGCCGCGGGTGCGGACAATCTGCTCGCGCTCCGCTCTAGTCGGTAGCGTCGGCATGGGTGATCACCTCCACGGGTGTAGGTAGCGAGGCGTGACACGCAGCGTGCAGCCCGACAGGTTCCAATACGACGCCTCGCGCGGCGTGAGCTCGACGCCGCGCATCTTCCCCTCGAGCACGGGCCAAAATTCGTACATCGTTGCCCCGCCAGGCTCCGTGGGCTGCCCCATCATCCCTGGCTCCATATTGAACCGGACCACGGACGGGAGACTGCCGGTGTACGACGACCGGGCGAACGACACCCGCCGGCCGTCGGGGAACGTCACGGCCAGGTCTTGGCTGGTGTCCCACTCCAGCGAGACGATGGGCGACAGCCCCGAGTCGGAGGTGTCGCGCACTTCCGCCGAGCCGGTGTAGGTGCGGGACTTGCCGAACCAGACGCCATCGAGGCACGACCACGAGACGTCGCACGGATAGGAGGGCCGGCCGCGCAGGTTGTTCGGCACGTCGGTCATGGACACGAGCCGGAAGCGGGCCCAGGCGTTCCCGCCGTCCGTCGCCGTCACCGTGCACACCGTGTCGACGAACGGGGACCAGGTGCGGCGCCACTGCCGGTCGATGTGCGCCAGCGGCACCCGCAGCGCGGGGTTGCCGACCACCACTTTCATGGTGCCGCCGAACGGCGGGAGCTTTTTGCCGACGACGCGCTCGCCGTACTTGTTCACGGTCGCCCGGCGCGTCAGGTCGGGCTTCACGCTGAACCCGTCCGTGCCACCTTGGAGCAGCATCACGGGCTGGTCGGCACGTTCCTGGCCGTGCGGCGTCGCAATGTTGAGCACCTGCTGGCCACTGGACAGGGTGATCTTGTAGTCCCCCTCCCACGAGTGGGTCAGCTGTGGGGTTGTCACATCGCACCTCCTCGGGTCACGGCCATCGGGCGCGGCCTACGCGGAGCCTTCAGCCCCAGAATCTCCTCCGTGTGCAGGTCGATCTGTTCCTCCGCCTCGTCGAGGCGGCGGCGCATGACCTCCTGGCCGTCGATGTTGATCACCACGGTCGAACCGGCGCGCTGGACAACGTTTTCCAGGCCGTCGAGTGCCTGGAATGTGTCGCCCACGGCGTCAAGGGCTGCCCCGGCAGCTCGTTCATTGCCACCGAGATAGCGCGCCGTGCCAGCGAGACCGAAGTCATCGCCGTAGCGCGCCGCTTCCATCTCTTCGGCGGTGAGACCTGCCCACGACAATTCGTCGAGTAGACGCGCGGCCGCGGACTCGTTGCCGCCGAGGTAACGCGCAGTCGCGGCAAGACCAAAGTCTTCACCGCGCCACGCCGCCTTCAATTCGTCGACTGCAGTGCCTAGCCAGGCGGCTTCATCAACGAGCGCCCGACCTGTTTCCTCGCCCAGCAAGTGGGCAGCGGAGGCATAGCCGAAGTCTCCACCAGCAAACGCCTCTTCTAATTCGGCAACGAGACCGCCAGTCCAGAACGCCCCATCAGCGAGACGGTAGCCGACCTCATCGCCGAAGAGCTCGGCGAGGGCACCGTACCCGGCATCACCGCCGGCATAGGACTCACGGAGTTCACCGCGAGCAGTGTCCACCGTGCCCATGAAGGCAGGCAGAAGACCGACGAACCGCTCAAATAGTGGGGTCATCTGCGGGGACAGAACACGCTCAGGTTGGATCGTCGCCTTCGGCAAGAATCCGATCCCTCGTGCGAGTCCACCCCGGTCGAACACACCGGTCGAGGAGAGCAGTCGCTCCGCCTCGGCCATCTGCTGCCCGTACCGGTCGGGGAACGCCGACACCTGCACCTTCTGCGCCGCCGCCCCCGGGTCCATCTGGTGGTAGTCGAACCCTTGTAGCTTGGCGAAGAACATCTTCGCCGACGACGCCGGTGTCATCCGGTCGGCCACCGTGCCCCACGCGCCGTTGTTGCGCTGTTGGAACAGGCCGACACTGTCGTAGTCCGAGCCGAGTGCGTCGTGCCGGAACGACAGCGACTCCGGCACCGCCTGGTTCGCGTACATCTGCATTGGGTTACCCGACTCCACGAGCGCGGTCGCGATGCCGATCTTCGCGGCGAGCCGGTCAAGGCCCATCGTTTTCGCCTGCTGGGCGATCTCGTGGGCGAAGAACCCCGGCCCCCACTCGGGCACCTTCGGCTGCTCGATGACATCCTGGGTGGACGCGTGCGACATTTGCGGGTCGCGCGCGAGCTCCGCACCGGTCATGGTCGTGACCGCTTCGTCGTGAACCTGTACGGCATGCTGGCCGGCGACGTTCGTCGACGGGTTACCCACCGCTGCGTGTTGGTCAAGATCTTTCACGCCGAGGAGTTCGTCCATCGGCGTGAACAAGACCTTGCGCGTCAGCTTCGGGTCGACACCGAAGAAGTCCGCCACCGCGTCGAACCCGATCTGGGCCACACTGCGGTTGCCCATCTCCTTGGCGAACGTGGTGGCGAATGCCTCGTACGGGGTGAGCTCGCGCTGCTGGGCCGCCGCGGTCGACCCCATGCTCGTCGTATCCATCGTGTCCACGGCGGTGACGACGACCTGCCGCTCGCTCGTCGACAAGTCCTTCAGCCCCGTGACTTCCGGGTCCACCCACTTCTGCTCCTGCATCGGCAGGTAGAAGAACGTGTCGAAGTAGCTATCCCACGCCCCGGCGCCTGTGTTGTAGTGCCCCTCGGACGGGTAGCCGCCCATCTCGATGTTCACACCGTTCGGCAGCGTGGCCGCAGTGTGCCCACCGCCCGGACCGCCGTCCTTGAACCCAATGCGGAAATCGCCGGCGCCGCCGCGGCCACGGAGGAACCCGTGGGAGGACAGCCACGCCGCCTCGTCGCCTGTGAAAAACAGGCGAGGGAACGGATCAAGGCCAACCGCGAGACCAGCGCCGGCGGAGACCGTGCCTGAACAATCGCCCCAATTCGACCCGCCAAACACATAGGGCGCTGACTGCAGCGGACGCGACGCTTTATGCCCATTGACCGCGCCACCCTTGTAGAACAGGTCAAGGTCGTCGCCGGTGATACCACCGTTAGCGAACACGCCCACCGTCTGCGGCCCGAGATCACCCCGATACGTAGAACGGTACGGCGCACCCGTGGCCACGTCGACGAGCGCGTAGCCGAACGTGCCCGCCACCTGATCCAGAATCGCGGTAGAGCGCTCGCGTTTCCCCACGGCCAACGGGATGAATGCTTCGCCGCCAGTTTCGTCTTCCGCCCACTGGACGAGGCCACGCTTGCCGTGCGGCCGCTCAATCACCGCGCGCGTCGGCAAGTGGCCGCCGTTCGCGTAGGCCTCCGCCGCGGCGATACCGCCGGCAACGTACTGAGAGTACGAGCCGTTCGCGTGGCCGAAGCCGAAGCTGATGGACCCGATGGAGTTTCGGATGCGCCCCGGCAGGCTCGCCAGCCAGCCGGTGACGTTGTCCCACATGCGCTGCATGCCCGACCACAGGCCGGAGATCACGTTCATGCCGGCGGACACGAGCCACGACCCGGCGTCCGCGAACACGCCCTTGATTTTGCCGGGGATCTCCGTGATGTTCGTGACCATCTCGGAGATCTTGGCCTGCACCTGGACCACCACGTTGGCCACGGTGGTCTGGAACGACACCCACGCGTCCGAGATAAGCGACACGAGGTTACGGAAGTAGTCCAGCGCGACGTTGATGGGGCCCATCACGATTTCGTGCAGGTGAGTACCCATCGACTCGAACCTGTTACCGATGTTGGTGAAGTTTCCGGTCAGGATGTCAGCCAGCAGGCCGGCACCGTCGCGGAACAGGCCCCACACCGGTTCGATGATGTTGACCCAGACGGACTGAATCATCTGTCCGACGAACTGGAAGCCCAGTTTGATGAGGTCGAACGCGCCAGATGCGATCGTCGCCATCACCTGCGCGCCCGCCTGGATCATGGTCCATGCGGGCATGATGAGCGCCGAGGTGACCCCGGAGATGATGGATCCGACTTGCTGGAACACGCCGCCGATGAAGCCGGCGACCTGGCCCAGCATGCCCATGAACACCTGGATGTTCGCCACACCTAGCTGCCAGATGGAGCGGAAGAACTCCACCTGGGGTTGCACCCAGGTCTGGTAGAACTTGCCGACGCCGACGCCGAACTCGGTGAGCTTGCCGTCAATCCAGTCGAACGCCGACCCTACGGCCTCGCGTACCGGGGCGAGCTTCTCCCCGATCCAGGTGAAGGCGTCGCCGACGGCGGTGCCGAGGTCGACGAAGGCGGGAACGAGGGCGCCGGTGACCCATTCGCCCCCGGCGCGCAGTCCGTCCATGAAGCCTTGCCAGATTTTCTGGCCGGTCTCGGTCTTGGTGAAGAACAACGACAGGCCGGTGGCCGCAGCCGTCAGGCCAGCGACCCACAGGCCGATTGGCGATGCCAGGAACCCAAGGTTGAGCTTCCCGAGTAGTTCGGCTCCGGTCTCGGCGGCCTTGATGGTCTTTGTGATCTCGCCGGCGATGCCGACGGCCTTCACCGCCGCCGCACCAGCAGCCAGCGACGACACCGCCGTCGCCATGCCCGCCAGCAAAGCCGGATGGTCACCCAGCCAGGTAAACCCGTTCTTGATGCCCTCGGCGAACCCCTGGATGGCGGGCCGGGCGTCCTTGAGTTTCTGGGTGAGCAGTTCCACCCCGCGGGTAGCCGGGTCGATGAACGGTCCGATAAACTCCGCAGCCGCCGACGACACGGCGGTACGGAAGTTCCCCATTTTCGCGGGCAGGGTCTCACCCATTTCCTTGGCGAGGTCGCCGGTTTTCGCGTTGATGGCGTCGACCACCTGCTCGTAGGTGATCTTGCCTTCCTCGCCGAGCTTCTTGACTTCCTCGAAGCTCATGCCGAGCGACTCCGCGAGGTAACCATAGATGTTCACACCTCGCTGCTGCAGCTGCATCGCGTCGCCACCCATCAGGCGACCCGCAGCCTTAATCTGCATCAGCACCAGACCGACGTCCTCGGCAGAACCGCCGGCGATGGCAGAGATGTTCGTCAGCGCCTTAATCGAGTCGTTGAGAGGCTTGCCAGCTTCGACACCGGCCTGCATCAGCATGGACGCGGTCCCCGCGGCGTCCGCGAGGGAGACGCTGGTGCCGGTGACGAGGTCGTTGAGGTCGTCCATCGTTGCCCCGGCCTGCTCTGCGGACAACCCCACGTTGCGGAACATGATGTCCGCGCGCTGCAGGTTATTCAAGCGTTCGAAGCCGCCGGAGAGCGCCTGCGTCGCACCGGACACGCCAAGGAACGCGCCGCCGGCCACCGCGGCCTTCTTCGCGAACCCGCCGAGGGAGGAGATGAACCCGCTACCGGAGCGAGACGCCCCTTCCATGTCCGAGCCGAGCCCGCGGATCTTCCCGCGCGCCGTCTCCGCTTCATCCCCCGCGCGCCGCTCTGCGGCCGCGACGTCTTGCTGGGTGGCCTTGTGGGTACGAGACTTCGCGGCGACCATGTCAGTCGCCGACGCGAGCTCCGCGCGCCGCTTCGCGACGTTGCCCGTCGCCGCCGCCACTCGCTTATCTGCAGCCGCGGCCTCGTTCTTCGCCGTCTCGAGCTGCTTCTCAGCCCGCGCCGTCTCCTTCGTGTTCGCACCATACCGGTCACGCACGTTGATCAGGTTCAGCTCGGCGTCAGCGACAGCCTGATTCTTCGCCTGCTGCTGGTCTTTCGCCTCACCCAAACGAAGCTCGGCAGTGTGCAGCTTATCGGTGGCGGTTTGCGCCTGCGTCTTCGCCTTCGCGAGGTTGTCCTCCGACCGGGCCAGCGCAGACGACGACGCCTCACCCCCGGCGCGCACAGACTCGAGGTCACCCTCGGTGCGAGCCAGTGTGCGAGTGGCGTCCTGGTGCTGGTTCTTCGCGGTGGTCAGCTTCTGCTCCGCCGCGGCGATCTGCGACGCGGAGGCGTCAGACCGCGAGCGGATTGCTTGTAACTCTTGCTCGGCAGCGGTCACGTCGGCGGACGCCTTGGCTTCCACCTTGCGCGCGTTCGCTACCTTCGCCGTGACCTGCTCGATCTTCGCAGCCTGGGAAGACAGGCCAGATGCAAGCGCCTGGCCGGCGTCCTTGCCGGCCTTTCCCATCTCACTGGTGACCTTCGCCCCCGCCTGCTGCGCGGCACCGGACGCCTCCTTGACAAGGGTCCCAATGAACCCTTTCATCTCGGCGTTGACGGGTACCCATACTGCGTTCGACATGGCTGGTCCTCCTTAGAGTGAATCGAGGTAGTTCAGGACTTCCTCCGGCGTGTGGTCGCCGAAGGAGCCGTAGGCATTCGGGTTGTCGGGCTTCTTCCACGGGAATTGCGGCATCTTGTCGAAGATGTTCTGGTCTTTGCCGGCCATGCCCTGGGCGATGGCGGCGAGTGCCCAGAGGGAGCGCCACCCGATGGCGTCAGCGGTGGAGAACGGTTGCCCGTCCGTGGTGTGCCAGCGGGCGGGCGAGTTGTCCGGCAGGTACTCGATCAGCACGCGGAGCTTGCGGAGGGTGATCTCGCCGCGCCAGTACGCGGCGAGCACATCCCACCCGTAGGCCTGCTCTAGTGCTGCTTCCGCCGCTTCCGCGCCGCCGCACGCCGCGAGGAGCGATTGCGCATCGTAGGGTTTCCCTCCGCATCCGAAGCGCGGGCGGTGCGCATGTGCTCGCGCAGCACCAGGAAGAAGAAGCTGGACGAGCCGGTCTTCTTGATGGTCTTTCCGTCCTCTGCCGGGATTTCGACCTCGGTCAGGAGGAATTCGTCGTATTCTTCGTCGCCCATGTACCAAGCGGCAATGTCGGCGTCGTAGTCAATGAGTTCCAGTTCGTCCTTTTCCTCGTCCGTGAGCATGAGGGGGTCGCGGAAGGAGAAGGTCTTGTTGCCGAACTCGAAGGGGATGCGGTCGCCGGCGATGCCGGTGGCTTCGCTGCGCTGTTCGACGATCTCGTTGAAGTTGATAGTCATGGGGGCTGGCTCCTTTTCAAAAGCTTGAGGGCAGGCTCTTTGGTGCGGGCGTGTAGGCAGGGGTGCGGGCGAGCCTGCCCGGTGCTTCCCGCACCCCACCCCTACTAGCGGTCGGTGACGGTCATAGTGAACTGGCGGCTGGCCACCAGGCCCGCGGCGTCAGTCACCTTGACGGTGAACGTGGTCGTGCCTGACTCGGTTGCGGTGCCCTTGATCTCGCCGGACTTGTCGTCGAGCGTCACACCCTTCGGCAGGGCGCCGTTGGAGACCTCGTAGGTGTAGGGCGACGTGCCGCCGTTGGCGGTGATCTTCTTGGACACGGCGGGCTTCGAGGAGCCGAGAGTCGCTGCGGTGGCGATGGTTAGCGGGCGCACGCCGTCAGTGGTGGAGGACGTGGCGTCCTTGCCCTTGGCCCACGCGTCGTTGAACTGCCAGTGCGCCGTCCGGCCCACTGCCGCAGAGTCGACGTCTTCGTACTCGGCGCCGGCGGGGAATGCGGTGATGGTCTGCTCCAGGCCGAAGATCTGGTCCTTCTTGAACACCATCGCGCCACGAGCGGTGAGCTGGGCGTTGAACACCGTCAGGCGCATCGCCGTATCGCCGTCGACTACGTCGAACACCTGCTGCTCGTACGGGAACACCGGCAGTGCGTCCTCGTAGAAGCTCGCGGTGCCGTTGTTGTCGAAGACGATGTCGTCCTCGCGCACGCCGAGGTGGTCGGCGATGTTCTTGAGGTCGGTCTCCCAGAGGGTGTACTTGATCGACTTCACGGACTTCGTGATGTCGGTTCGGATTGCTGAGACCTCCTGCCACGGGATGTACTCCTGCTTCTCCTCGTCGAAGGAGATTTCCAGGCCGTCCGGGGACGTGTAGCCCTTGTTGGTGTGGGTCTCGGTGTCGAACTTGATGCCCAGCGGGATAACCGGGGTGCCGAGTGCGGCTCGGCGGATAGCTCCGGTCATGCCGACGCGGGCGGCGCGGGCGTTGAAGCCCTGCAGAGTGGACTGCTTAGCCATGATTCCTCCTAGGAACGTAGGTAAAGCCCCACCGGACGGCAGGGCTGGAACGGGTTAGTGGGGTGCGACGCCAAGGTCGGCGACAACCCCGAGGACTTTCACATACGGGTTCAGCTCCTCGCGGGTTGCGAGGCGCGGGCAATCGACGTGTTTGACGCCAGTGCCCTCGATGTAGGGCAGCTGGTGAAGCGCTTGCCGCACTTTCACGCCGATTTTGGTGGCCTCCGCCCGCGACGGGGCGAACACCTCCACGTCGAGAGGCACCGCATCGAGCAGCGACGGGCTATCCCGGCCGCCCCATGGCACGGTTTCCTCTCCTGGCAGCAGATCAATTACCACCGCCGGCAAGCTCTCGGTGAGCCTGTCGGCCTCCGGGAGCCGGTCAGCCACCCACACACCGTCCGGCAGCACGTCGCGGACCGCGTCGAGCGCGATCTTGAGGATGTCCACCTCTTGAAGCTCGTCAATCACCGCAGACTCCTTCCTGCCCGGCGCGCTATGCGGCCTGCTTTTCTGGCGTCTTCGGGTCTTGCGACGCTTCCGACGACGTTGAACGCGGCGCGTCCGCTGGATGTCGGGTGCGGTTCGATCTTCACTGCGGCGTCGATGCTGGCGCGGGCGAGTTCGCGGCGGGTGAGTGCTGCGATTCTGGTCGCTTTTTCCTGGACTTTGGCCTGGACTCTGTCGGATCCCATGACTTGCATGAAGATCGCGTCGTTGTCGATGTCGATTCGGACCACTAACGCCTCCTGTTTGATTCTCGGCCGGCGCCGCGAATGACTTCGAGGTCGAACTCGGAGTGCGGCAGGATGGCTGTCCGCCAGTGCAGCGGGCGCGCGACTGCCCAGAGGACCTCTCCCCAGGTGTCGACGCGGATGCGGTCGGTTGGTTGGAGCTGCTCGATCAGGTGCGGCGGTTCGGTGAAGACCCGCCAGTGGTCGGTCACGAGGTGCGAGCGTCCGTCAGTGTCTTCGGTTGAGGTCACCGGCTGGACTGATACCGGGTGCGGGTAAGGGATTTCCTCTGCCTGTTCCCAGTCCTCGACCAGGCCGCCGTATTCGCCGGGGACCATGCGGGCGCGGATGATGGTGATCCGCTCGGTGAAGATCAGCGAAGCCATCATGGCATCGGCCCTAGCTTGTAGCGGTCGAGCAGACGCCATTCAGAGGACTGCGGCGTCATTGCGCCCGGCGCGCCGACCGAGATTCCGCCGACTGTCATGTTGGTTCCGGGTTGGGTGGCGCGGGCGGCCATGTGCATGGCCACGCCCGCGAGGGGGGTTGTGTCGAATCCGTGGGTGATGGTCGCTTTGGCGCGGCGGAATCCCCTGCCGCTGCGCCGTTTGAGGCGGATCATTCCGGATTCTGACCACTCGATGGTGTCCAGGTCCACCGGGGTGCCGTCGAGGGCGAGTGCGTGGACTTGGAGGAGCCGCAGTGTGGGCAGGAAGATGACGTTGTCTCCGGCGGTGTCGACGGTTATGGTCTCCTGCCGCACGGGCCAAATGTGCCAGCCCGCCAGGTCTCGCAGCGTTTCGACGGCAAGGTCGATGTCTGCTTGCGTGACCGGGACGGCGGCTGACGGGTTGGGGGCCAGCCCATGGTCCGGGGTGGTGTTCATGGTGTGGTCCCTCCTTGGCTGTTACTGCGACGGGGTGCGCTTGCGGGGCCGACGCTCCTTGTCGGGGGATTCCTTGGTCTCCGGCAGACCCGTGGCGACGCGCACAGCGCCCGGGTAGCGGGTGGCTGCGGTCTCCTCCGTGAGCCGGATCGTGAGCGGGCCCTGGTCGGTGTTGACCCGGTAGGGGTAGAGCCGGCTCATGGGTTACGCACCTGCCCCAGGCGTGCCAAGGGTGCCGGTGACGAACGCTGCCGGCAGCGGAACCATCAGGCCGACACGCTCTTCGGCGCGCAGCGTGATCAAGTTCTCCTCGAAATCCCGCTCGTTCTGGTTGGCCGCGTCGACGCGGACACCGCCCTTGCGCAGCACGGTCGCGCCTTGGCGGAAGTTGCCCACCACGTAGGTGCCCTCCGGCACCGCAGCGTTGGTGGTGACGGTCTTCAACCCCCAGACGGGCGGGTTGATCAGGACGCCGCCGTTGCCGTACTGGCCAGTGAACGGGCCTCCGGCGAGGAACTGGCCGTTCGCATCCTGGGCGAGGCGCATGCGACCGTAGTCGAGCTCGTTGAGCACCAGCGCGTCAGCGGAGAGGTTCGTGGCGCGGCCCGGCAGGCGGGACGCCTCGTACAGGCCCTTGAGCTGCTCGATGGGGTCGGTGGCGTCGATGTTGAATTCCTGAATGCCCTCGCGGTTGAGCAGACCGCGCAGGTTGGAGCCCTGGCCGTCGCCCTGCATGAGCTGGAACTCTTCCGCGACGGAGAGGTCGTAGACGAGCTGGTTGTTAATCCAGTCGACGATGAAGCCGTAGTCTGCCGCCATCTCGTCGGAGACCTTGGTCAGGGCCGCGATCTTGGACAGAGACTCGGTGACAACGTCGAAGGAGTCGTAGCGGATGTAGGGCTTCTGCGCACCCTCGGCGACGGTGGCGAACGCACCCTCGACGATGCGCTTCGCCTTCTCGACGAGGTACTTGATTACCGGCTGGGAGACGGAGGCGGACCCCATGAGGTCTGCGACAACAAGCTGCTCGCGGCGCTGGTTGACGATGGAGCGCTGAAAAGTGGTGCCCCACCCCGCCAGCGGAGCGTCGTCGACGGGACGGACCATCGGGTCGTTGGCGGCCTTGACTTCGAACTCCGGCACGGCGAAGTCCAGGCGCTCGCCGTTCTTCTGGCGCTTGACCATGTCCAGGCCGTGCTTGGCGAAGTGGTGGCCGATCGTGTGCGGCTCTGCCGACTTCTGGCCGGGGGCGGCCTCGAACGTAGCGCCGGAGAGAAGCTTCTCCGCGTTGACCGTGACCTCGGCGGCGCGCAGCTCGGCGTCGATCTCGTCGACGGTGTTAATCGCGGACTCAAGGTCGCCGCGGAGGTTGTCGTCGGTCGGGTTGGCCTTGTAGTTAGCAAGTGCGGAGCGGACGGCGTCCATCGCCGTCGCACGCTTTTCCATGAGGGTCTTAGACATAGTGCTTCCTTTCGAGGAATTTGACGGTTGCTTCGAAGACGGCGACGTCGCCGTCTTTGGCGTGGTTTGGCTCCGGGGGGGCCTCCGCGCCGTTTTCCGCGGCGGGGTCCAGGAGCGCGGCGATGGAGCCCGCGTGCTTGGCCACGGACTCGGCAACTGCTGGGTTAGCCTGCTTCGCAGCGGTCACCAGCGCTTCGGTTGCCTGCTTGACGGTGAGAATTTCGGCCTGCGGATTCGCGCCGACAGGAACGACCGAGACTTCGAAGAGCTTCACGCGCTTGATCTCGTAAATTTCCTCGCCGTCGATCTCGGCCCAGCTGCCGTCAAGGACGTTGAACGCGAACGACATCTCGTTGAGCCGCTTTGCTTTCATCAGCCGGTAGACCTGGGCAGCTTTCGGGTTGTCCAGATCAAGCCTCGCCTTCACCCGGAGCCCGTGGCCGTCCTCAACGATCTCCTCCACGGCCCCGATGTTCGAGAACGGGTCGCTGAAATCGTGGCCGTAGAGCACCGGAATCACCCGGCCGCGCTCCTGGAAGTCATTGATGGTCTCGGCGAACGCGCCCGGTCGAATCACGTCTCCGTAGGTGTCGGTGTTGTTGAACACGCTGGCGTAGCCCTCGAAGGTGCCGGCATCTGCGATGTCGACGTCGTCGGGGGTTGCCTTGAGCCCAACAGTGATGGTCTTGGTCTTCACGTTGTCTCCTTTCTCCCCCGGTATCTCCGGCGGGTTGAGGTACCACTGCTTGATCCGCTCCACCGTCGAATCAGGCCGCCCGGCGCGGATCGCCCGGGCAATGCACTCCTCCTCGCCCGAGTCGATGACGTGGAACTGCGCGCCTTGGGCTGCGAGTGCGGCAATGAGGGTGTCGGGTGGGCGGGAGTTGATTAGCCAGAACTCTTCGACCGGGGCTTCGACGTCGAGGAGCCACCCGGTGAGCCCTCGGCGCATAGCAAGTACCGCGTCGAGCACGGTGCCCGGCGCGGTGTCTGCCACTGGTTGTGCGGCGATGGTGGACGCGACCTGTTCGAGGTCGAAACGGGCCACGCCCGGCGCGGCGGTGGTCTCGACGAAGGTGGTCTTGCCGGAGCAAGGCGGGCCCATTACTACGTGGATCAT